CCGGCCTCAGAAGTGGGGCAAGGGACCGTTCTCTGCCGCCATCATCCTGTTCGAGGGCTGCGGGCCGGCGCTACCGGACGGGTGGAACGCCAACGGCGAGGTGATCGGACGGCCGTGGCCGACACCGCACATCCAGATCACGGCGGTGTCGGAGGAACAGACAGCCAACATCTACCGGGCGCTGCTGCCGATGATCCGTTTCGGGCCCATGGACGCCGAGTTGCCCGACACGGGATTGACCCGCATCAACCTGCCCGACGGTGGCTTGATCGAACCGGTCACCGCTTCGGCGCTGTCCCGACTCGGTCAGCGTGTCACCCACGTCATGGGTGATGAGACGCACGGCTGGACGGCTCGCAACGGCGGCAAGCGCCTGGCCGACAACCAGCGCAGGAACCTGTCGGGCATGGGCGGTCGGTTCATTGAGACGACCAACGCCTGGTCGATCACGGAGGACAGCGTCGCGCAGGACACGTTCGAGAACGCCGTGGGCGTGTACGTCGACTATCCGCCACCGATCGGTGGGTCGCTCTCCAACAAGGCTGAGCGCCGCAAAGCGATGCGCCACGCCTACGGCGACTCGGTGCGCAACGGGCGCACGTGGAAAGGGTGGGTGGACCTCGATCGCATCGACGTCGAGATTGACGCCCTCTCGAAGCGTGACCCGGCACAGGCCGAACGATTCTTCCTCAACCGGGTGCATGCCGGCGAGGACGTGGCATACGACCTCGAAGCGTGGGCCAACGCCGCTCACCCCGAGACGGTCGTGCCCGACAAGGCGCTGATCGCTATCGGCGTCGACGGTGCCCGCTGGCAGGACGCGTTGGCGATCATCGCCACGACCATCGACGGATACCACCAGTGGCCGATCTGCATTCTGGAGCGACCGGCGAACGCTGGCCCCGACTACGAACACGACCTTGAGTACGCCGACGCCTGCGTGATCGCTGCCTTCGAACGCTTCGAGGTCGGGATGATCCTGTCGGACCCCCAGAAGATCGAGCATCTGACGGACCGGTGGAAGGGCCGGTGGGGCAAGGATCGGGTCGGGGACTTCGTCACGAACCTCACGTCCCGCAAGTTGGGCGCAGCGGTCGGCTACCACGTCGCCTCGGTGGCCAGCGGCGACCTGTCGCACGACGGTGACACGGTGTTCTCCCGCCACGTGGCGAACGCCCGCCGCAAACTGTTGCCGGCGCAGGACGATGACGGCCGCAACCTGTTCACGCTTTACAAGGATCGGCCGCACTCACCGAACAAGATCGACGCAGCGTTCGCTGCGGTCATCTCGGCGGAGGCCCGTCGAGCATGTATCGCCCTTGGCATGCTCGACAAGGTCTCCCGCCCCAACTGGTTCGTGGGGATCTAGATGCACTTCGCTGACGACGTCGCTATCGCCAAGGCGATAGCCGAGTGGGGCCCGGTGGCGCACGCCGAGTGGAATCGGCTCTCCTACTTTGAGGCGTACTACGTGGGCTTGCACCGACCCCCGTATGAGCCGAAGACGGCGACCAGGGAGTTCCATGAACTGGTCGAGCGCTCGGTCACGAACCTCACCCGGCTGATCGTCAACACGTTGACGCAACGTCTCATCGTCGACGGGTTCCGGCCCAGTGCCACGTCGATGGAGAACGCCCCTCAGTGGGAGTGGTGGCAGGAGAACGGCCTCGACGCCCGCCAGAAGGCCCTGTACGACGAGGCGGCGAAGAACGGGTACGCCGGGTGCATGGTGCTGCCCGGCGACCCGGCCCCGGTGATGCGTCCCGTCTCGCCCCGTGAGTGGTGGATGGGTTTCGAGGACTTCTCCGACGACTGGCCGTTCCTGGCGCTCAAGCAACCGGAGAAGCACTACCCGCTGGAAGTGTCGCCCGTCGACTCCCAGATCTGGCACGTCCTCGACGACACGAACCGCTACGTGGTGCGAGCGGTCGGCGACACGACCGTCGAGATGATCGAGGTGTCCGAGCACGGCTTGGGTGAGGTGCCGATCGTCCCGTTCCGCAACCAGTGGAACCTGACCCGCTACCCGGACGGTGAGATCGGGCCGGCGATGGCGGTACAGGACCGGTTGAACCAGACGGTGTTCGATCTTCTGGTGGCTCAGACCTATGCGGCGTCCCCGCAGAAGTACGCCACGGGCATCGTGTTGCCCACCGACGACGACGGCAACCCGCTGGTGGATCTGCGGGCGTTCGCCAAGAGCCTGTGGGCCACCAGCGACCCTGACGCCAAGTTCGGCAGCTTGCCTGAGGCGAACCTCGCCAACATCGTCGAGGCCATCGAGCAGGCCCTGCGCATGTACGGCCTCATGACGCAAACCCCCCCGCACTACCTGCTGGGCGACATGGTGAACCTGCCCCTGGCGCTCGACACGATCGTGCCCACCCCCACGGGGCTGTCGACCATCGGTGAGCTGAAGGCCGGCGACCGGGTGTTGCACCCGTCGGGCCAAGCGATCGACGTGCTCGGTAAGACCCCGGTGTTCTTGAATCACGAGTGCTACAAGCTCACGTTCGACTCGGGTGTTGAGGTCGTAGCCGACGCCGAGCATCGGTGGGTGACGACGCACTTCGAGTCGCCGGGTGCTGCGCCCTACAGGCACGGCCGGGAAACGTCATCGCTGACGACCAGGCAGATCGCCGAGTCGTTGCGCACGTGCATGGGCACGACCAACCACTACATCGATGTGGCCCAGCCCTACGACGGGCCCGAGGCCAGTCTGCCCATCGACCCCTACGTGCTGGGCGTGTGGCTCGGTGACGGAGACCGGGTCAACGGCATCATCACGTCGCACACCGACGACCGTGAAGAGTTGGCCGACCATCTTCGAGCCTGTGGGGAGATCGTCACCGCGAAGCCCTACGGCGACGAGGCTCACCCCAACTGTTGGCACGTACGGATCTGCCTCGATCGGGACCGGTGCCCTCGTGGCCATGAGCGGCCCCGGGGCACGAGGTTCGAGACGGCCCGCTGCGTGGTGTGCATGGCGCAGCTGTACCGGTTCCGTCGCTACGGCGAGCCGATGTCCTCGAAGATCAACACGTCGTTCGTGGCTCGTCTCAAGGCGTTGGGCGTGCACCGCAACAAGCGCATCCCGGAGATCTACTTCAACGGCTCGCTCAAACAGCGTCTGGCGCTGATCCAAGGTCTGATGGACACCGACGGCTCGACCACCCCTGGCGGGACGGTCACGTTCACGACCCACGACGAAGTGCTGGCCAAGGGTTTCGCCCGGCTGGTGCGCTCGGTGGGCCACAAGGTGAACCTGCGACTCACCGAGGGAGCAACGTTCGACCGGTCGACCAAGGTGCCGTGCTGGCGCATGTCGTGGTCGGCAACCAGCCCCGTGTTCCGGCTGGAACGCAAGCTGGCCCGTCAGCGCATGGACTTCGGCGGTGGCGACGGCAAATCCAACAACCCGCACCGCCACTACATCGTGGACTGCGTGCCGGTGCCGTCGGTGCCGGTGCAGTGCGTCACCGTCGACTCCCCGGATCACCTGTTCCTTGTAACGCTTGTCCATGCAGCAACAGGCAACTCAGCGGAAGCCCTGTTGGCAGCGGACACGACCCTCGCCAAGAAGGTCGCCGACCACCAGGTGCTGTTCGGCGAAGCGTGGGAGCAGACGTTCCGGCTCGCTGGTCGAGCGGCCGGCGACGAGAACGCCGCCACGGACATGGAAGCGCAGGTGTGGTGGCGGGACACCGAGCCCCGTTCGATCGCTCAACAGGTCGACGCCCTCGGCAAGATGGCGACGATGCTCCAGGTGCCCCCCAGCGCCCTGTGGGAGCGCATCCCGGGCGCCACGGGTGCCGACTTGGAGTTGTGGCGCACGGAGGCCGCTAAGGCCCGCCTGAAGGCCGCTGTGCAGGCTGTCACCAACCCGCCGCCGCCACCCGGGCAACCCAACGGCCAACCCCAACGTTTCCCCGGCGTTCCCGGCGGCACCCCGGCCGATAGGGCGACGGCGTGACCCTGGTCGACGAGATCGACGCCGTGGCACTCACGTTGGCCTACGAGCACCAGTTGGATGCTCTCGCCGATGCGGTCGCTCAAGCGGTCCGGCAGGTCTTCTTGGACCTCGACCATTTGGACCGGGCCGACATCGACGAGTTCGTGCGCAACGCCAAGCCGATCACGACAGGCGGGGCCCAAGAAGCCGCCGACCTCGCATCGGGCTATCTGGCGACGCTCACGAACGACCGGTTGCGCACCTCGCCGATCGACATCCCGTACGTGCCGTTCGACTCGCCGTTTCATCGCACGTGGCACCAGCTCAAACAAGAGGACCCGTGGGATCAGGCCCGGGAGTCGGGTGCCTCGGTGGCCGAAGGCATCGGCTATGACGCCGCCAGCGATGGGGCGTCGGCCCGCATGGGCCAGCCGGGCACGAAGGTCATGGGCTACCGCCGGCTGCTCCAGCCCGGGGCCTGCGAGTGGTGCCAGGTGGTCGCCACGAAGCTCTATCGCACCCAGCAGTCGGCGACGTTCGGTCACTTGAACTGTCACTGCAAACCGATCGCTGTGCCCCGCGACAACGACCCGACTCACAAGATCAACCAGGCCCGCCTCGACGAACTTCGCAAGAGCGGAGCCGTTCAGCGGTCCACCGATGCAGCAGCCCGTGCACGAGCGAGACGCCGTGCCCGACCCAAAGGCGAGATGCCATGACCGTCACCCCCCCAACCGAACCGGCACCGAACCTCGATCCCATCGGGACACCGCCGGCCGACCCCAACCCTCCCGCTCCCGAGCCCGACACCACCGACACCAACGAGGACGCCGAACCGGACGGCCTCGAAGGACTGCGCAAGGCGTTGGCCGCTGAGCGCAAGCTCCGTAAGACGGCGTCGGCTCGGACCAAAGAGCTGGAGGCGTACGAGAAGCAGGTCAAACAAGCCGAAGAGGCCAACAAGTCGGAGCTGACGAAAGCGACCGAAGCGCTCGCCGCCGAGAGGGCGGAACGGGAGAAGGCCGCCACCGAACTGCTCCGCTACCAGGTCGCTTCAGCCAAGGGCGTGCCGCCCAACCTTGTGCCGTTCCTCAACGGAGCGGACAAGGAAGCAATGGAGACCGCCGCCGACGTGCTGTTGGCCGAGATCGGTTCCCAGCGTCCCGCCATCCCCGGCCGTCCCACGGAACGCCTCGTGAACGGCAAACCCTCGCAGTCGAACCTCGACGGCGAGGACCCCATGACCCTCATCCGTATGGCCCGCGAGCAGACCGAAGGCTCGATCCATACGCGGTGACCCGTTAGAGCCGAGCCACGGCCTCGACGGGCAGACCCATTAGGAGAACGCCGTGGCCGGAAACACTTTCCTCACGCCCACTGTGATCAGCAAGGTGGCGATCGGTGCCCTGGTGCAGGACCTGGTCCTGCCCCGTCTCGTGAACCGTGACGTCGAAGCCGACTTCCAAGGCGGCACGGGCACCGTGGTGAACGTGCGCATCCCCCCGACCGTGACTGGCGGCGGGGCCCGTACCTACACGCAGACCCTGCGTGACGCCGCCACGCCGATCGTGCTGGACCGCATCAACGAGACCACGATCCCGGTCGCCATCGGACCGATGCTCTACAAGGGCGTCCCGGTGACGGACGAAGAGTTCACGTTCACGCTGACCGACTTCACCCGTCAGGTCATCGAGCCGATCGTGCAGCCCGTCGGCATCGGGGCCGAAGCGCTGTTGGCCAGCAAGATCAACGCCTTCCCGGCGTCGACGACGATCGTTCCCGCCGCGGACGGCTCCGACATCCACGACGCCATCCTCGAAGCCCGCATGACGCTCGACAAGCGTTACGTGCCGAAGCAGGGGCGCATGCTGATCGTCTCGCCTGAGGTCGAGATGATGCTGCTGTCGGACCCGATCAACCGCCTGGTGCGCTACCAGGACTCCGGGTCCACTGAGGTGCTGCGCGAAGCCAACATCGGCCGCCTCTACGGGATGCCGGTGATCGGTTCGACGGAGCTGACGGCCAAGAGCTTCGTGATCATGACCCGGGACGCCTTCACGTTCGTGCTGCGAGCCCCGTCCGTGCCGGCCGGTTGCACGTTCGGCCAGTCGGTCAGCTACCAGGGCATGGCGATGCGGTTCATCCGGGACTACGACTCGGCGTTCATGCAGGACCGGGCGATCTGCTCGGTGTTCGCCGGGGCCGAAGTTCTCGACGCTCAGCGAGCCATCCGCGTCGTGGCCGCCTGAACCATGCTGCCGCCGCTCGCCACGATCACGGACCTCGAAGCCCGGATCGGTCACCCCATCACCGACCCGGCCGAACAGGCCCGAGCCAACGCCCTGTTGGCTGACGCGTCGTCCCTGGTGCGGTTCGCCGCCAACCAGACGTGGGTGGATGAGAACGGCGATTTGACCGTGGTGCCCGACCTGGCCGTGTCGATCACGTGCCAGGCGGCGCTGCGGGGCTGGTTCAACCCGGCCGGCATCGAAGCGGCGCAGTTGGGGGCCGTGTCGGTGCGTTACGGCGGGGCGTGGCTGAACGCTCAGGAGCGCCAGGATCTGTCGCTGTTCAACCGGGGCAAGGGCCTCCAGCAGCAGTTGTTGAAGCCCGGGTTCGGGTTCGACGGCGGGCCGTACGGCTACGCGCCCGTCGACAACAACAACGACGGGGCCACTGTCCCGTACGCCGACTGGTTCCCGATCGGGTACTGACGTGCCGCACGACCATGCGATCCACCAGTTGATCAAGATGCCGTGCACGATCCGCCACTCGGACCCCGGCGTGGTCGACGAGTACGGCGACCACCCGGTCAGTGTCGTCACCGAAACCACCGAACGCTGCTACGTCACCCAGTCGACCCGGGGCGAAACGGACCAGGTCGAACATGAACGCTGGCAGATCTACTTTCTGCCGTACGTGCTCGTCGACGCCAACGATTCGGTGGTGGTCGACGGCGCCACGTTCCAGATCCTCGGCAACCCGTGGGTGGTCACCGATCCCGTGACGGGATGGCGCACCCACATCGAAGCGACAGCGACGAGGGCGATCTAGTGGCCCGGGTGAAG